TTTTAGCATATCTGCTTTGTCAATACCGCCTTTTTCATTTGCGTATTTTTCAATTTCTGTAGCTTTGGCTCCCATTGCAGCTAATTCTTGGCGCAAGCTTTCATCCACGCTTTGCTCATTTTTACTTTTAAGAACTGCTTTAACCTGCGGATGGTCTGACAAACCAGCTTTCAGTTTTTCAATGGCGCTTGTTGCACCAGTCATATTACCACCTGCGTATCTTTTATCAGCCGCAATACCAATAGCCTGTTTAATTTCCTGAGGCGAATATTCTTCATCAATGGCATCAGCCGTAGACTTTTTCATAGTAACTTTATATTCTTTATCGCCAAATTTAAAAGTCTTATCGCCTTTCTTCGCAGCAGCTGCGGCAGCTCCCATAAAATCTGCAACACCTTCATCAGAAATTTCTTCTGGTACCCAGTCTGCGCGTTCTTTCATATTTGATTTTTTGCGCTGGGCCAATTCAGCTGAAATTCTTTTTAACTGCGCAGCTAAAGCTGGAGAAGGCCGCTCTTCGTCTTTATGGCTATCCCACATAGACTGCAGTTTATCAGTAGACACCTTTGATAAATCAGTAGCTTCTTCTAACTCATCTACTGGAGTTTGTTTTTCGTACATAGCAACGTATGCTGCAGCTATTGGATTATCTTTAAAATTATTAAACATAGTAATTCCTTATTAAAAAATAAAATATTGTGCGGCAGCTGCGCCTACTATAGCTGTTAAACATATCCAAAATACGTTAGTTATAATATTTATAGTAGTTACGCTTGATTCAGTTTTGCTTTCAACATCATCTAATCTATCTGAATGTGTATTTAATCTCTCAGTAATAACTGTTCTATCAGCTTCTAGTCCTATTAGCTTTTCTTCCGCGCGAGCAAGAGAAACCATAATATCTGTAAGCTTATCAATCTTACTTTCTATTCTAGTTAGTCTGCTTTCATCTTGAACTAAATGCTCAAATAAAGCACCATCTTCTTGTATTTTTCTAACCATTGGTATTATGCCTTTCTATTTTAAGTTTTAAATTGGTAGTACCTTTGAGTACTCTATGATACTGCATACTGGAAATAAACACTTTGTCATTAATATTTAAATTAAATGGTAATCCATCATCATATTGAAATTGCCAACCAATTCCTTCTAAAACTGTCACAATTCTATTTTCTAAATCTCTATGCCATACCAATTCTGAACTTAATACATGCGCAGAAAATTCACGAATATCACCGTCATCGATATATGGATCTACCAAAAAAAGTTACCTCCTCCCGATAGACCCAATTGTTTAGCATAATAAGGTAATCTACAAGACCAATATCCAGCAGACGTCTTATCTTTCTTTTCAGCACAATTATGGCGAGCAGCAAAGGATGCTCGAGCTTCAGGATCATTTATTTTTGCTGATAATCCTGAAGTATCGCCAAACTCTATCTTTACAACATTACCTTTTTCGTTTTTTACATATACGTAAAACTTTTTAGATCCACCACGTTTCGGTTCATTTAACTCAACTTCAGCACCATTATATTCGGCTTCAGAAATCATTGGCGAATCTAAAGGAACGTTATTACCTTCATAGATTGCATATGTACCAATGTCTGTTTCTAATAACGTTTTATCAATTTCTTCTGGCAAGTATTTTCCAGAATTCATTTGCTTTCTGGCTTCTGTGAATAAATTGTAATATGCTTCAGAGCCAACTCTAAATATATTATCATGTAAAGGTATATTGTTCTTTACATGATAATTAAAATTTACTACAGTATCTTGTTGATATTGCCAAAAGCTTTTCATTATTTGTCTTTCATTTTAGCCATTAGATCTGCTAGTTGTGCTAATTTTGCTTTATCTGCTGCAGATATATTTGCTTTCTTTAGATCATCTAATATCTTATTAGCAGACTGAGCATAGTTTGATGTTGATTCTGTGGTAGTATCTTTAATGCCTTCCATCACATCAGCATAAAATATGCGACTAAATTCACCCCTTTTTATATAACTTATAAAGCCGTTTGAATCGCTTGTTGAGTTAAATTTAACAAAAAACCCTTTATCTGAGCTACCATCAAATTTGCCATTATACCGATCTACACCTTTTTCTATAAAATCTATGGCTTTTTTACTTGGCTGTTTGCCGTCATAATTAGAACCGTCGTTGACATGCACGCGCACGGCCTCTGATATAGTTTCTTCATCAACTTGCTTTGCTTCTTTTGTTGTCTTGTTACGAATTTTACTAAGAGCTTGATTTTGACCAGCGTAACGCTTATAACTTTTCTGCCTTAAAGCGGCCGCTTCATCATCATCGCCCATATCACGTGCTCTGCCAGCTTCTATGCCCTTTGATAACGCATCCTTACCAGCTTTACTGGCATAACGCAGGAGTGTTCCGGTTTTTAACTCGTCAACTTGGTCTGCTTCTTTTTCTGCACCTTTTTTTGATTCTCGCTTTGCAGCAAGGTATGCAGCAATCGCCATTGTTCGACGCTCGTCTTCGTCAGCATCAGCAAACTGTGGTGCATCTGAATCTTGAAAGTCTTTTATCCAAGCACCCATGCCATCTGATACTGATAGTTTTTCACTAACCTTTATTTTTTTCATATTAGTTTTTTCCTGAATTGGTTCGTCTTTATTCATCATGTATGAATGGGCTGATTGCAAATAGTCAGCAGCTTTAGTGATTTTGTTTTGAACCCATTCAGGTAAATTTTGTTCGTCAGAAAACATTTTAATCATATGACTAGCATCAGCAACTATACCTCGAAGCTGAGTTTTTGCCATAGCCCCTTCATTATCATATTCACCTTTATCGGCTGGATTAATATCTTCCGGAACACAATTGGGAACGGTTTTGCCATTTTTTTTCTTAAGACCAATTTGCTTATAGTTATCCCAACATGGATCGCTATCTTCCAAAAGGGGGTTTTTAGATGTAATTAAGTCTATAATTAGTTTTGTCATTATTCAACCAACTTAATGTCGTATAGCCACTTGCGATATTTTTTATTATCAGAAGTTTCTACTATTACGTAATTAGCGCCTAACATTGAAATTGTTGCAATTTCTTCTGATTCTTTTATAACTACTACATCGCCAACGGCAAATAAAGAACCTTGCACGTAAGCTTCTCGTTCTTCTGAAATTGGTTCGAATTGTACATGAGTATGATAATCAGAAGCTTCTTTAATACCCATACCCTTTCTAATATCATCAAACAGTTCTTTACCACCTTTAAAGGAATTAGGCAATCCTTTTGAAAAAGATGCAAAGTCATTACGACTAGCTGCGGCTCTCATCTTCGAAGCTGACATACCTTCAACGCCTTCAGCATCTGGATCTCTTTCACCAGCAGATACTATATTAATACCATCTTCAAAATTATAAAACCCATGTCTAAGTCTTTGCCCATTATACTTATTTGTTAAAGCAGCAAATTCATTTACACGATCAGACCCTACTACCATGGTTACTTTGGTAAATCCTTGATCGTATAGGTGTGTTAAAACTTCTAAAGCAGTCCTTATATTTTTATCCAATATAATATTGCGCCCATGCTTAGGAAACATTTTACGCATTACTTTAATTTTGGTAGTATAATCTAGCGGATTTTTTTGTGGGTCGGTTGATTGTGCAGCGTATATATGATAATTATTGCCTTTTGCAATTGCGGCAACTTTTGTTAATAGCTTTTCATGACCGATGGTAGGAGGATTAAAACGCCCAAAGGTAAATACTATTTCTTTAGTTTCTTCGACTAAATATTCTGAGAAAGATTTCATACTGTTCATTTTTCAGCAGACACCTTTTTGGTTTCTTTCGAAAGTTTTACAACATCGTCTTCTTCTAGATCGACGCTTTCGTCAGTTCCATCAGCATCAGCTCTCTTGCGCTTCATTGCGGCAAGAGCTAATAGCTCATCTCCGTATCCAGTATAATCTACCGTCATATAGTCTTTAAAAGAGTACATTTATATTTCCCATTTAGCCACGAGATGGAGAATCCCAGCCCTTTATAATATTCGGGTCGAAGTTATTAGTAGAGAATTCAAGACGATCTACTAGTTTAACAGCTCCACCACCAATGCGGTCTATAGCAACAAAGCCTTCATGGCCGGTTACTCTAAACCCCGTTTTAGTTTTTACAAAAGTATTAATTTTATTAAGTTTGTCTAGCTTATTTATAATAATTAATTTTGCACGAGCTATGGCTTGCTGTAAATCAAATACTAATTTTAAATTTGCCTTATTTGTGGAATTAAAGAAACTAAGTATTTCATCTCTCTTATCATATTGCGCTTGTTTACCAGTGTCTGTACTTCTCTTATCAGCTTCTTTTTGAAATTTATCGTTGACAAACTGAATAAGACCATCAACATGCTTTGCGGTATTACTTATTGCAGTCTTATTTCTTAAAAAGCTATTGTTATAAGTTTCAATCATACCAGCAAATTCTTGATTTTCTTCTATTTCTTTTAGAGTAGAACCTGCTATCTTTTGAAATATTTTTCCAGCAGTGGATAATGCTTCTTCAACTTCAGCAGTATCTGCTTTAGTAAGTGTTGCTTTACCAGACATATCTCTAAGTTCAGCATCTTGTGCCCAGATAGTAGATACCTTATTAAATTTAGATACATCAACGCCGTACGATGCAGTCATTGTCTCGAACGTTCCGCCAGAATAAGCGGTGTGAAAAACGATACCGATTTTAGCTTTTTTAATAATAGCAGCTTGATCTGAATCTGCTGGAAACGCATAAAGAATTGTATTAGGATGGAAGGTAATATATTTAGTGCCATCAATCGTTTCAGTTTTAATATCTGGAGAAGTAAACATAATATCACCTTGCACAACTCCGGTAATACCAAGCTTGCTCATTTCAGTAAAAGCAATTTTTAATTTTTTAGATAAATCGCCAGAAGTATCAGCATCAATATCAGCATGGCTTTTATATACTTTAGGGTCCTTATTAAAGATACCTTTTTTAGCTACAAAGAATTTTCCATCAGTTGGATCTATGCCAGCAAATACTGCTGGTGCTCCATCCCACTTAACGGTAACATCAGTAGATGAAGTGGCAGAACCTGCTAACATATCTTTTAAAGATCTTAATGCAAGTATTGCTTGCCGAGCTCCTTTAACTCCACCGTAGATTACTAAATCTTCGATGTGAGTCATATGTGTGTTTTTTCCAGTTGCTTCTGCTAATAAAAACTTGCTAAATGATATCATTAATATTTTCCTATTTAGCAGTAAAATCGCACATCATGCGTGTAGGGAATCCATCTTTACCTTGAGTATCTCGAATATTAATCTTAAACTTATAAGAAGCTGATTCAAATTCAACGTCTACTCGCTTACCACGGCCAGTTTTTCCACCATAATATACAATAACTTTTCCAATTGGCTTTGCTGCTTTAACCATCGCAGCTTTATCCATTTGTTTAGACACTATGTTGTTAGTCATTTTATGAATAATATGATAACCATATCCTATGCCTGACTGCAATAAAGCAGTCATTTTTGCTGCGTCAAATTCGGCGTTACGATCAATATCTGCTTTTTTATGTTTTCCATTAAAGACATTAGCAAATTTAACTGGATCAATACCAAAAATCTTTAATAAATTAAGACCCTTTTCATTTTCAATTTTTCCAGCTTTAATTTCTTGAGTTGTTAATATCGTTTTGACGCCAACGTTAAAAAATGTCGTCGTTGATCCAAGCTTAAGACTTAAATAAATTTCTTGTGAATCGGTAACTAGAGTAATATCCGTGACTGATTCGCCGATATCAAATCCAGAACCTTTCGTATTGGCCAATACAATTTTATTAGAAGAAAACTGTAATGGCCTTTTAGTATTTTCTCCACCAACAACATTTACTTTTAACGATTTAGATTTTTTTAGTTTATAAATTTTATCTAGGTCATTAATTGCAGCTGCAATATTGGCGTCTGCTATTGCTTCTCCATCCCACCATGCTACAATCGCATCAGCAAACATAGGCTCAAATAAATTTCCACGATTGGCAACGCCACGATTACCAGATGAACCATTACCATATTTTATTTTTACTTTATCTAATTTTGCACCACTAATTATGGCTGATAATTCTATTTCTGTTTGTAGTGCTCGAGTAACATTAACAACTCTTGGACTTTCTAAATCCATATTGATAGGTGAATCAACACTTGGAAATTTTTTCTTAAGAAAGGCAAATAATCGTTTTACTTCTTGAACGATGTCTGCAGATACTTCATTAGAGATCTCAATTTCGCTCTTTGGAAAAAATGAATACGCCTCCGATAAAGATACTTGAGTATCATCAGAGGCATTATTTTGTTCTAAAATAAAACTACTAAATTTTTTCATAGAATAGTATTCAACAAGAGTTATTAATAATACTATTTATATGTTTTTAAAAACTGATTTACAATTTTTTCCTGTAACTTATAAGCTTCTTTTTCGTGAGGTTGTTTAAAATAATCTACATCAGTTACATCTTTTCCATTAAATACTGTTCGATACTCACTGGTGACGTACGCATTACATAGTTGGCCAAGCACGTACTGTTTAACGTGGACCAGTTCATGAGCAATAAGTGTTAGAAACGTAATAAAATCGTATCCCTTCTGTATTCGAATAGTAAAAACTCTAGGACGACGAGCCGTTGATATTGGATAATCTTCAGCCTCTTCTTTATTAGTTTCTTCCCAGTCAACGTCTCCTTCAATGCCCTCGTTCTTTTCTAAAGCTTCCATGAACTTAAATGTCACGTGAACTTTATGCTTGGGAAAGTATTTTTTAGAAATGAAATAAAAAAGAGCATCAATTACTTTACGCTCTTCTTTATTTGTGCGACCTTCATATTGAGAAGTAATCATACATCAGTATTAGTAAATTCATTACGCAAATAGTATGAAATCAATTGCCTATCCATAATCCCTTTCGTATTACCATAATATTTGACGTCAAATCTAAATAGCGAATTGGCCCATGTATTTGTTTCAATAAAACTATAATAAGCTTTTCTATGTTCTGGATTGGTTGCATCAAAAATTACTTTTGGTCTAGCTAATTTCATGTATGTATTCCTCAATATAATATGGCGCACCCGGAGAGATTCGAACTCCCGACCAGACGGGTAGAAGCCGTCTGCTCTATCCACTGAGCTACGAGTGCAAAATTGTATTAGCGACGTGGATAGATATAAACGTCTGCACGTTGAGCATTATTAATACCACCAACAATATTTCCACCACGATCATAAGATTTATTAACTTTTAAAATCGGATTTCTACCACGAAGACACACGCGGAATTTGCTATTCTTAGTAAGAGAATTTAGCACTCTTACAGACGCGCGAATTGCTTGAAGTTTTTCCATATCAGAAGTTGACATAAAATCGATGGTTGTTACATAAGTAGTAGAATAACGCATCATATAAATTTTCTCATTAAATTAAACAAATTGGTGCCTCGAGCCGGAATCGAACCGGCACGCTCTTCAGCGAGAGATTTTAAGTCTCTTGTGTCTACCTATTTCACCATCGAGGCAATAAAACATTAAATCTTGCTAAACCCAAAATCATCAACCATGTAAAGCTCACCATCTGAATTTTTGATGATATCGCCAACGCTGACAGAATGCATACGATCAAGACGAGTAATTTTTTCTTCAGGACCAATATTACCAATTTGAAAGACTTGATCAAGGTCGCTAGCATCAATTTCACAAACAGGTTTATAATATTGAAACATCGATGATTCCCACTTAGCAGAACCTTGAAAGCGAACATCCATTGAAACTTTCCATTCAGGGTATTTTACAGCAGCTTCAGCGTGTCCGACTTCGTTAACGTAGTCATATACTTGCCTTGCGATCTTGAGCTGGTAAACTTGGTATATCATAATAATGTCCTCTTCATCAATTTATAGTACCATTATAAACAGGTTTTAGGACAATGTACAATTTATTTTTTCCAATAGAATCAATGGCTTAGAGATATACATTTATAAGCCATTGATTTATAAGGAAATAAGAATTGTAATAAATTGTAACGAATGAAAAATAAAAATACTAATCAAATCAATAACTTATAAAACCGCTTCAGAGGCCCTCAGGCGGCGCTGGAGACACTTCTTCTGGAGGTGGTATGGTCCTATTAGATAGGCTTTAAAGTGTCTCTGAGAGGCTCTAAGAAGCATCTTTAGGAAGCTTGGCTGTTTTAAGGATATCTTGTAATATTGACAAATGTTCCCTAGAATTATATATTGTATCATTTGGATGTAGCCGAAGCAGCGTTTGCTCTACTCCAAGCGATATACCTAAGGCAAAAGATTTTCTTTTTTCTCTAGTTGATATAGCATATACAGAAATTACCCACCACACATAAAGCAAACCCATCATCCACCAACTTAAGTACATATTATTTCTCAATGATTTCTTCAATTATTAACTGGCATTCCCATGGTGTTTTTTTAATTCCTAAAGCCCAATTTTCTGCAGCATCTTCATGCATGTGCAATGAATGATTTCCATAAGCTTCTCTAAATCTTTTATCGCCGTCATAAAAATCTATATAATAGATAGAGTCACACTCATAAACTTCTGCCCGGCCTGTACCATCTAATTTAGTGTGTATTGATATTAACTTAGGCTTAATAATATTCATCATTCTATGACCTGCAGCATTAAAGGAAATATTGGCAATATCGCAATTGCACAAGCGCGGGCAATATGCATATGTTCTTTTTGAGTACCGTTAGAAGATCTTAATTCTATATAGTGTAGCCACGATCTTAGTGTACCATTCATATATAGCCTAGAAACAGTATTACCTTCAGGAAGTACCGCTCGAGCTTGTTCTTTTGCAATGCCGTTATTAATAGCCCATTGATATGCTACCTTTGCTTCATGTATAACTGACTGCTGTTTTAGCTTCCAATTTTTTTCAAGTTCTGTATCTTCGTTTTCAATACTGTTTTGGCGATTCTTATTATCTTGTAATCTAGCTTCTCTAAATACAAAGTCTAATTCCTTTGTAGGATCAGCGTATCTCTGTGAAAACTCTTGAAATGAAAAGGATCTATGTCTTAGTATTTGCCTAGCGATATCACGAGTAGTTTCAATCTCTAAGCAAACACTAACCATTTCAAATGGAGACCAATGCTTATTTTTAGCTAGATATTTTAATAGTTTTTCATTCGTATCAACAGTGTTTTGATTTGAAGGATTCGATACTCTAGCGCAGTATGCAATCAAGTTTGCAAGTTTATTATTCAGATCCATTGGTTCTGCTTGGAAGTGATCTTGCGGAGCTTGACTATAACTAATTAATTTTACGTTCATATTTTAAACCCTTCATATTTATTTGAAGAATAATTTGTATTTGTAGTAGTGCCAGTATTAACCAATCCACTTTGAGCAGATTGTTCAACATCAAATAGTTTCATCTTATTTCTATCGATGCCAATAACAAATCTTTTATTGATAGATGGATCGTTATATCGATTCTTTAATTGCTTTACTAATATTTGACCTAATCCTTCGAGCTCTTCGTTTGAGATTAAAGCAAACATTAAATCAGCAGTTGCTGGTAGCCCAAAAGATTCAGAAGTATCTTCAAGACCAACATCAGAATTTGCAAAGCCAGATCGAGTAGTTTGAGTTGCTGATACAATAGGAACATTAAACTCAACAGCTAAACCACGAATCTCTTCAGCAATTGCTTTAATATAACTATATGAATTAATTGCTCCACCCATACCTTTCATACGAGAAGAAGAACATATGTTTAGATAATCAATAAAGATAATATCTGGTATAAAATTCTTTTTCATTTTGAGTTCTTTTAGCAGTGCTCTAAAATGACCAACATGAGCAGCACCAGTAGGATACTCTTTAATAATTATCTGGCCATGCGATCGTTCACCAATATTTTTTACTTTATTAGTAAATGCTTCTTTCGAAAGATTACCTAGGTGATTGATCGATACATTCATTAAATTTGCATCGATACGTTCAGCAATCTTTTCTTCAGACATTTCCATAGTAATGTACAAAGCATTCTTTCCCTGAGAAAGGACAGAGCCAGCAATGTGACACATAAAAAGAGATTTACCAACACCAGTACCAGCAAGTGCAATATTCAAAGTTTTCTTTGGTAATCCACCTTTTGTGATTTCGTTAAATTTTTCTAAGTCAAATGGTATTTTATCTTCTACCATATGATACGAGTCATAACGTTCTTCGCCATTCAATAAGTAATCATGGCCAATGTTATTATCAAAGCATACTGATAAGGCTTCAGATAATAGTTCTGGCAAAGCATTCTTTGTAAGCTCTGGGTCTTTACCATCAATGATAGAAATAGACTTCATGATTGCAAGATGGATTGCTCTATCTTGACACCATTTCTCTGTGTGATTCAAAAGCCATTCTAGGTCTGGTTTTTCAGATATGTTAACAATTTCATTAACTACTCCAGCCGCTTCTGCAAATTGAGAGTTATTAATAATCTCTTCACTTAAATCAACCTTTAAAGATTCTATCGTAGGTAGTTTATTATACTTACTTACAAACGCTAAAATCTTATCGAAAATTATACGATGTGAACCTTCGAAATAATCTTTACGCAAAAATGGAATAACTTTACGAGTAAAATCATCGTTAGTTATAAGATTTTTCAAAATGACTGTTTGTATCAACTGGCTTTACTCCAATAGCAAAATTATTATGTTCAAGTGCTTCAAGTATAATCACCTGAAGCATGTCACCAAGATATGTTTTGAATTCATTTGACTCTAATGTCTTAGTATCCAAATTAGATTCATTAACAACATATTCATACGAAAATATTATTTCAGCATCAGGATCTTCTAGAGTTGGTTCTGTTAAACATATTTTGCCATATGTAACAACTGTGCCAGCATATTCTCCAGTGAGTATCTTAATAGAGTCATGATCAGACTCTTTCATATAAGATATCTGTGCATAATCGTATTTTGATATTCTATTATACATCAGTATCACTCTGAAGTACACCTTCAAATACTTCTTCCGGAATTTGAGATCTATATCCAATAGTGTAGTGTTGCTTTACAAATTCTTTAAAGTCTGTATTTTTAAAGATTGGAAGCCAAAATTCTTCTAATAAGGTTTGTGCTTCACGAAATTTACCAGAAGTTACTTCACCAGTTGCTGGGTTTATTGCTTCGTACCAACCATTAGAAGGCTTTTGCACATAACCACCAGCCATAGCAACTTCAAGTAGACCAGAATATTTTTCAATACCGCCTTCCCAAGTTACAGTGATAGGTACTTTAGATTTTTCTTTTACAAATCGTGATTTTTCTACATTGATAACAAACTCATAACCAGTTACTTCTGTACCAGTTTTATTCTGTCTGCGTCCAAGAATCCAAATATTATCTGCAGAATAATAAATACCCGTGCCACCACTCACTACTGCTTTAGGAAAAAGTCCAATTTCTTGATACGTGTGATTTACCGCAAGCATTGGAATATCTTTCATAGTCAAATACGGAGTTGACATACGAAATAATCCTTTGAGTGCTTTAGCTCTAGACATGTCAGCTACAGATTTTTCATTAATGGTATCTTCTAATTCTTTCTTCGAAGCAAGATTACCAATAGAGTCAATTACGATAATAACCTTTTCACCACGTTCAATTACTTCTAATTGATTGATAAGATCAAATTTAAGTTCTTCAACATTAGTAATAGGTGTATGTAAAACGCGACTCGTATCAATATCAAATGATTCAAAATACGATTGTGGAGAACCAAATTCAGAATCGTAAAATAACATAATAGCTTCTGGATATTTTTTCATATAAGCGCCAGCCATTAGTAGCGCAAATGAAGTTTTGAAATGTTTACTTGGACCAGCAAGTACGGTCATACCTGGGGTAAGTCCACCATCTATAGATCCAGATAGTGCAACGTTAATCATAGGCACATCTGTTGTAACCATATCTTTTGAAATAAAGAATTTTGATTTTGAAAGAACTTCAGTATGATCTAGTTTTGAGTTCTTTCTAAGTTTATCCATTACTGACATTTTGATTCACCTTTATTTAGTATAGTGTGCTATTATATCATTAATTGATATAATTGTACACTGCTTTGTTTTAAGTATTTTGTTATGCAAAGAAGTCTTCTAGTGTTGCAGGTGCGTTTCCTGAAAGGCCAGACCATTTGTGACCTTGCCAGTGTGGATATGATGCTCGCGATAGATGAACGGACTTTGGCTTTTCCATGTGGGAAAAATCAAGTTCGTCTTTATCATTACCTAGGTACTCAACCCACTCGATGAAGTTGACACTGCCATGCGCACACAGCTTTCTCATCTCGTCCTTGAAGATAAGGCGACATCTGTTTCGATCTTCCCATGAACCATAAAACGGAGTACCTTTATAATAACCAGTTTTTGGTAGAACCCGAGATTCGTTTTCGATAGGAAGTAACTCGTATGCATAGACCTTTGCAAGATCGAGTTGGCTAAGTTGTGTATAGTATCTATTCGCTAAATCTCGAGTAGCCGCTTCAGGATCAGGCTGACGACAAAGGTGATGACGAATATCGATGTTGCCAAAGTAAAATTCTGCGATCTCGTGGTGTGGTTTAATGAATGATTGCAAACCCTCCTTGAGTGCACCGTGTAGCGTCTTAAACGGAACGGAGTTGACAAACCAACCAGGACGATACATGCAAATAGCATGGCTGTCGCCGGCTACAACACGATTTACAGATTCAATCTCACGAATGGTGATTGCAGTATCTTCGATAATTTTTAAGTTATCCCAATCAACCTTGTGCCAGTCAGGATGGATCTCTCCGGTCATACGAGGCTTTAGCATCTCTGAATATTTTGGATGATCAATCCACAGAGAATATATAGGGCCTTTGATCTTTGAGTACCGAATTAGATTATCAATGCTGCCATAATTTTTCATGCCACCAAAGAGATTCAGCGTACCACCCCAATCATTACCATGATAGACGTATACACTATCAAATGCATTTGTATCCGGGGCAATATTACCAGTCCGATCTAGATGAACATGACGACAGAGTGCAACGCTCAATTGCTCAGCATAGATTGCAGCCTGGGCCGCACGATGCGAATGAATGTTAGACGAGATGTTAGTGAATGGAGATGTAATCAGAATGCTCATATTTTATTCTTAAATATCAAGTGCTACATAAGGTATGTCTTTTTTTGGCCAGTCGCGATAACTATTTACACGATCGTAGATAGTAGGATCGTTAAGTACCGGTTCCTTACCAACGTTCCAGAAAAGAATGTTTTTACCGGTGTTTTTAGGAATGTACTTCCACACCTTACCATCATACGTATCGATGCATGGGAACGGTGGCAGGTTCTTGGCCTTTTCACTTTGTTGGAAAGCCATTGGTTCTGAGATAACATCAGCACGACCAAGTTCGCCAGCTTTCAGATTACGAGACACAGCAACTGAATGGAACTTGGCATTTGGCCAGGCAATCTGCATTGCTCGCGAAAGAACGCCTGTTGAGATAGCTACATAGACTTCATCGGGCGGATCAATCTTCGATGCAGCCATTACGATACCTGCAGTAACTAGCTCATGCTTCAGGCCGAGTGGAACAAAGAACGCATCTTCCTGAGAATCTGCCCAATCTTTTGCGATCTTGTTTAGATTTGGCATAGCAGCGATACGATGAAACGATGCATCTGCTCCTTGTTCAATACAACATGCCTGATGGTGAGAGATCGTTTGTGAAGAAGGCATGAACAACTTCACCTTCTTATTATGGCGTTTTGCTACATCGAGAAGAGAAACGCCTGCAAGTCCAGTACGAGGCTGGACGTATACGATTGTTGACTGACTGATTTTTGAGACGAGGCAATCTCCTCCACGCACCTTCGTACCTGTGATGAGATCATCTCGCACACACCGAATGCCATCGTGTATAGTTACTACTGGATCAGGATACGGATCTGTCCACGTTGCCGCAAGATTTAAATAATAATCTTTTGCCTCTTGCCAAGATCTGTATCCTACATCTTGGTTGTATCCATCGACTACGTGCTTATTGTGGCTCATGTCATATTCCTTACTAAAGCTTTGTATTGCTCGACAGAGATGCCTGCCTGCTTGAGTATATAGTCATCTGATGGATGAGCAGTCATACTATTAAAGGTCTTGATGAGTCCGAGATCTAGCATCGCACGTTGACGCCCGTACGGGTGATCCTTAATTTTACAGGAAGACCAGACAGAGTCAAAACAAAGATGGTTATAGTCTGATCCTGGCTTAACATAGTTCTCGACCCATCTGATAAAGTCGCAACATACATCTTCTGCATTGTACGGGTATGCACCCGTGTCTGCATAAATCTTTTCCATTACCCTATCAAGAAATAGTTCTTTTTTTATTCTATCCGTGTTGTCTGCTAGATAGGAGATGCACTCGACTGCATTCGTACCATAGTAGAACGGACTCTCAAGATTGCAGTACTCTGGATACCAGTCAGCAATGTCAGCAACAACCGCTGCATACTGAAACTTGTATTGACGAAGACCATTAGTAACATTCCATGCCAACATCCAATCTCCGATCTCACGAAGATCTCTCTTGGCATTGTTACCCTGAAGCCACTCAGCAAGGTCACGTGCTAGACGCGGAGCAAACTCGGATAGATAATAGTCGCCACCTTTCTTGTACTTTAAACCAGCAGGTACCTTAGGGAATGCAGGAAACTGATAACCGACCGATGTAAAAAATGGATGTTGATGAGAGTTCACACGACGAACCATATCTTCGATCGACGTATATTGATATAGATGTGGAAGCAGTGTGTTGTGATAACCGGATGGTTTCTTTGAATAGTTAATGCCAGAGCCTGTGACACGGTGAAGAATAAATATGTATAACCACTCTGGTAAATCAAAGTCGTCATGCTTACCTGTCCAGTCACGGGCGATGTACCCACGCTCCCGTGTGTGGAAGCCTTGTTCCATCTTATGGAAGTAAGGATGCTTATCAGTCCAGCCATAGAAAACATCGTTTACGATCTGAGAAAAGCCGGCAAACTTGCGTTCAACAACATCGTACAATTCGACGTTCTCGAGAAGATCGTCGTTCATATTGCTTTCAAGATATGGAACTGTTCCTAGGTTACACTTTGCTTGTTGATCCTTTGCAAGTTCAAAGTACCGAAGATATTCATCATAATATTCTGTTAGCTTCACGGTTTTCTCGACCTAATTTATCCATAAAAACTCCCAAGTAATTCCTGCTTCATCAAACATTTCTTTCGTTATTTCAAATGACTGCATCCAACGATCAGTCACTTTATAATCTTCTTCTATTGACATTATTACGTGCTTTATTCCAGTTTGAATAACGCCTTTAGCACATTCTGAACAAACCGGTAATCCAAAAACATATAATGTAGCTCCATCAAGAGAAACGCCAGTATATGTAGCATTATATATTACATTCATTTCTGCATGAACTACATACTTGTATTTTTGTTCTTTGGTATGTAGTCTTTCAAAGGTGTCTTTTACATTTCTAGGAAAGCCATTATAACCTTGAGATAATACTTGGCCTTTTTCAGAAACGGCAATCGCACCAATTTGGCGCGATGGATCCTTTGACCATGTAGATATTTCTTTTGCTAAAGATAAAAATCTAAGATTCCAAGTTTTATCGGAATTCCTAATAGGAGCAATATTCATTATTTTACCAAATCAAAATGGCGCTCATAAACGTGAAGGTTTTGAACTTGCCAGATAATACTACCAGTGCCAATACTTAGCTGAGTAGCAAGTTGTGTTAACACATACTCTTGCCATGCATAATCATTCTTATATCCATATACAACATCGTTAGATCGCATTTGTACAACAGCATATAGTAACTTATTACGAATATAGTAAGTTACAGCATTAGTGCAAATAAAATCTGATTTTCCATTTTCATCAAACTCAACCCAAATAGAAGGACGATTATAAATCATCGCTGCACGACGACCATCTGGATTATTGCGTAATTCTCTTAGTACGTTATTATATTGGTTGTAATATTTCTTAGACCAAATAAGAGTACCGTAATTTGAATTGATTTCTCCATGGTCATTTGACGATAACTGCCACGCTTTTGGTGGACTTCTACCATCATTGAAGATATCATTTATATTTGTGGATTGTGATCTATACCAAGCAATTTCAGAATCAATATATTCTTTATTTACTTGACCAAATATTGCTGCTTCATCTGCAATAAACGATGCACCAATAATTTCAATTGTTTTTTGACCGGTTTTATCTAAAGTAAAATTTTTATTTTTTAGTTCATCAATAAAGTGTTTGCGAATATCTTTTACTGTGAGATACATAACAATACGTCCAAAAAAGCTGAGGAGATCAATTGATCTCCTCGCGCCTATTTATTTACTTACACTGTAATGCCGTAAAGACGAGCAGCTGCACGTGCACGATAACCTGCTGCAACAAGCGATCGGCTTGGTGTACCGAGTCGATAGAAGGTACGGGTTTCACCACCTTTATTTGTCAAGCGATTTGCATAAATTGCAAAGCCTTTCTGACGAAGATTGGTAATAGTAGCAGTGGGATTAACTACGGCGAAACGTGACGTCATCTGAGCAGCGGTAAGACCTTTTGAATCAGCCTGAAGAGCTGCAAGTACACGTGATTCTTTTGTTACAGTTGTTGTTACATTTGTCATATCAGTTTTCCTGTATATATTAATATTAAAGTTTATCTTACTAGGTATTTAATAAGATAAGATTATTATACCACACTTTCTATATAATGTACACCTTTTTTTACAGATTATGTGGCGTTTCTTATCTCTTACTATCTACCTTTTTAATAAGATAAGAATATTATACTACGCTTTCTAGTTAATGTACACCTTTTTTTAATTATTTTTATACTAATGCGTTAAGCTTATGTACTTGCGATTCGATCAATTGACCAGAGGAATTATACAAATATAATATTTCGTGTACAAGATTTTCATTTTGTCTTCGTTGTACAGATTGTTCTATTAGTGCAGTTTGCTGTTTACTTGTGGGTATTGGTATTATATTAATTTCAGATTTTTCTACTTTCATATTACTCTCTGGAATGTAATAAAAAGGAGCCAAGTTTTCCTGGCTCCTTTGATCTAAGGTTTAGTTAGAAACTACTGACTGTAACTGCGCAGCTGCCCTTTCTTCAACCAACTCAGCATAACCTTCTTCGTCCAAATGAGTTACCGCAATCCAAGCGTGAGACATTTCGTCTGCTGTACGACTACCGTCAACTACCCAGAAATCTGGATCAGGATTGTTCGGGTTGTTGACTGTGTTATCATACCACTGCTTGATTACAAGGGTAGCTCCAACTGGAAGTAACGGAGCCACATCTTCTTCATACAAATGACTGTGATGCCATGTTGCACTCCAATTAGAAATTTGACTGATTTGTTCAGTTCTACCTGTTTCAGGATAGTAAATTTCTAAAGAAGCTGCTCTTAAACGCAAGTGACCATGAGGCTGGAAGCTGTCGATTCTAACCGGATGATCAAATGAATGAAAGCCCTGTGTCATGGCAGTGCCATGTGGAGGAACAATCAACTCGCCCTGATTCAATCTGTAAAGTTTCAGATCCTGCTTGTACTTCGCAACTTCTTCGTAGCCTTCAGGATGGAGCCAGATACCGATTTCAACAACGTTGTCCTCGATCACTGTGCCAGGAGCAGTTGCGCCTACACCACCTGGGAACATATGAATGTCCCAACGAATTCTGGCATTAGCTGGAAGAGTACGGCACACGTTGTCAGGAGCAATCTCGCCCCATTTACCCATAGCGTATTCAGTCAACATACCAACATCTTCGTACTCGCCGTCAGCATTCATGATTTCTACATTAGAGTTAGCATGATGCACAACTGCTTTGGCATTACCCGCTGGTTTTACTTGAATCGCTTTAATGCAACGATCGGTTGTCAATCCAGTTTGCACATATGGACGATGCCACATGTCGTTGCCCAGAGCAGGAACGTCAATTGGTGCAGAGTCTAGAATCAGACTTGGCGCACCAAACTGAGCAGCGAAGGTCCACTCATCTGCCGCTGGTAGATCAGCAACGGGGTGGCTGCGATCTCCCCAATTACCTTCGGGAGCTCCTTGTGCAACCCATTGAGTAATTGTATTGATTTCTTCATCAGACAAACGCCAGTCGCCTTGCAAATCCTGAATACCAATATGGTCGTCATAAGAGTAAGGAGGCATTTCTTTGTTAGCAACTCTCATACTAACTAGAGGTGCCCAAGGACGGACTTGC